CATCCACAGGATCGAGGTCAGATGTCCAGATGTCTGTAGTGGAGCGATCTATAATTGTCCATTTACCTGCCATTGCGCCAGTTAATTTGTTTGTGACTGCGTCATACACGCGATACAGAGGACCTGAACGCCCGTGTTGAATTGTAATATTTACCCATGATGCGAATGACATATTTCACCTCATTTTGCTGTGACTTTAGTTGTGCCCATGTCAGGGACGCTCGCAGGAGGCCCTGCTATAACAGGAAGCAGTGGATCAACTGGGACAGCGTTAATGACCGTGAGCACAAGCCCTTGTAAAAATGTTTTTAATTCAGGCCAGCGGACAAGCGCAGCATCAGCGTTATTGCCGAGTTTTACTGTGTCGGAGTTAATCGTAACCTGTTTGCCTTCAACCACTATCCCATCTCGCTTTAGATAAACTTTCTGCCCCTGATCGTCGTGGAGACAGACCTCTCCCTTTTCAAGTCCTGTAATCCTGAATCGCCGATCACCCACTACAATTGCAACTGGATGATCAGAACATCCTCCGAGATCAACAATTATTGCCTCTGCCCCGCGTCCGTCTGAAGGAGCATCCTGAGGACATGACGTGAATCCATAAGGTTCAAAGTGCTCAACGCCGTCACGAACATCGCCTGCATGGATGACCACTTGAAGGATTTGCATTTTCTTATTTGAGTCAGCCATAATGACTGAAGCACGGTTTGCATCATCCATCACTTCACCCCCTTTGCGATCTGATATAAATGAATCCCTGAAGTTATCTTCTGCTTTTTCGGGAGTTCAGGTTCGTATGCACCAGGTGGCGCAAGTTCAATCTGCGTGACTTGTCCTTGACGATCGTCTAAAAGGAATCGCACTGATACTGACAGAAGCGTTGCATCAACACCAATTACAGGATCAGTCACTTTGCAGAGGCGATTCACATCATAGATGTTTCCATCCTTGTCCCGCCATCCTGCGACAGTGATCTCAATGTGTGCTGATCTTCCAGCCCGCGTCACTGCCTCCCAGTTTGCCCGAGCTTTTGCCTCTACCTTTCCCATTGCTTTCTCGCCCTTCATAACGAGCAGGCGGTATCGTGTAATATCTTGTAGGTCTTCAATAGAATCCTCAACACCTGCAACAGAGCTGCCCCAGTTTTCGTCGTCTCCTTGTGTCTGTCCTTTCACAACATATTTTGAATATCTGTTCGAAACATCCGCACGCAGGGATGATGAGAGAATGTTTCCGGGATGAGTAAATGAGGGTCCCTTCTCTGATCCCACGCGTGTGAGAAGAAGTTTCCCATCGCGTGTGTCGGTGACAAGAAGTCTCTGCTCACGGCAGATTTGCTCGATCACATCAAAAGCCCTGTCTCCAACCTTTACAACATAACTCTTGATAGGTTTAAGTCCTGCAACATCGCAGATGACATCTATTCCATAAGGCTCGCACACTGATTTTGCGATCTGTAATATTGTGCGGTTTTTCCACTGTGTAGGCTTACTTTTCGATGCTTCGCATGAGCAGTCTATAATATCCTGCGTCTTGGATCGTCCTGAAATAGAGACGCTGTGTTCATCGCCTGCATGGCTGAGAGTCACTGCATCCACATATCCTGTGATGATCAAGTCGTCTCCTATCAGCACTCGGCACGGATCGCCTGGATGGACTTTAATTGGATTCGCTTGCCCAGGCCATGTTTCGGTTAAAGATACTTGAAACTGTGCTGCTGCCTGCTCAATTGAGCGCTGGACAGAAACCGAGAGCCATCCTTCGTGCCTGATGTCTCCTACTTCGAGATATGCTCTGTTCGGGTCTTTCTTCATACTGTCAGCACCCTTAAATTACCAGCCACTGCGGACGGGTCTGATAGATTGTTTCTGGTTACGATCTCCATTGCCCGATCAGCATCGCCATACAGGTCAAATGCAAGCGTAAGCGCTGGAATCGGAAGCGGTACTGTAAGATTTCGAAGTCTCGGAAGAGTCATTGCTTCATCACTGATTGCCTGCACAACCACTCCTTTAAGGTCGAGAATGGCTGCGTGTAGAGCAGCATCCGCAATCCAGAGTGCAGCAGAATCAAGCCATGCAGCAATCTGGCCACGGATCCCTATGGCATCGTCCCATGTAGTATAGGTATCATTTGCAGCCGCGTTTCCTGCAACAGACAAGGCAGATACATAAAGAAGCATGTCGAGATTTGCAGTATTTGCCTTTATGGTCGCAACTGTGCCGGTCTCTATTCCTGATGCAGCGATTTGTGATTCGTCAAAAAGCGGTTTTAACGCGCTTGCGATCATGCATAGGTCTGCTGCATTTGTAATACTTGCAAACGCTGTCTGCCATGCAGAAGCCCCAGATTGAGGATCACCGGCAAGGGAAGCAGCATCTTTTGTAATTCCGTTCACAGCGGTATTGAATGCTTCTGCTCCTGTTCGGTCTGAAAATTTCCCTGACAATAACGAGAGTGTTGCTGCTCTATCTGTCTGATCCTTTACTGCCCGTGCCCGCACATCATGGGGCTGCCCCTCTGACTTCTGTCTGCTCGCATACAGCACAGCGCACGCAATTGTGACTGCTGCGGATTTTGCAAGCGCCACAACTGTCATGATCGTTCCGATTGAATAAACGCTTCCAGCTTCAATAAAATCAAATGTGAACTCGACCACATTCACGCCAGCATCAAGAGATTCTTTTACTGATAAAGACTCGCAGCGGGCATTCACAAGCCCGAGCGTGGGGTGCAATAATGGTCCCGGACCTTCTTTCTCACATGCCGCGATCATCAAGTCCCGAATAGCAGGCGCTCCTTCTCCAAGCACAAAGCCTTGAAGCTTCCATCGCCTTGCCTTTCTGCCCATGTCCTCGTTATAAGGCTCATCTCTGTTCGGATATTCGTGTGTGACAAGACGTCTTCCTGTTTCTCTTCCAATCTCTCTCGCTTCAAATGGAATATAACGCCACATTGCAGGAAGCAGACTGGTTGGAAGGCTTGGAAGTCCCATCACCACCTCCCTCTAAAACCTTTAAATCGCAGACCCACATCAGCTCCTGCATTGATTGCTTCTTTTGTTGTTTTCGCCCGCAGCCAATCAGGTAAACTTGAATCGTCAAGCGAAAGTTTTATCGGGACATAGAATTTTCCGCCAGCTGCCTGCTCCCATGAAAAGCCTCTATTCTCTTTTTCAAACTTAACCGCTTTTACGATCTCGTCGAGTTTTCCCTCAGTGAGCACATTCTCAGGCGTTGGAACTTCAGAATATCCTTTTGCTTCGGCTTCTGCCTCCGCCTTCTTCTTTGCCCGCTCCTTTATTTTTACAGGGTCGTTTTCCTCCATCCATTTGTCGAGTTCTGATTTGCTGCGAAATATCTGGACTCCAGGGTGTTCACGTCTGATCTTCTCATCCATCTTCTCTTGCTGCCATTTGTCGATTGCAGAAAGCGCGGCTACAACCGCAGTGAGTGTTGCAAGAAGTCCTGCAAGCGCTGGATTTGTTGCCATTGCGGTTGCTGCTATTGCAAATGCCACAGCAGCAGCCTCCGCGGCACCCGGGATCTTCCCAACAGTATCGATTAAAAATTGCACTGTCTTTCCAACTGCTGAGATAGCGTCAACACCGATATTAAACATCCGCCATAAACTGTCCTTATGTTCCGAAATCCATTCACCCATACCAATGAGTGCATCATGGATGTTGCGGATAAATTCCGTCACCTTCAGTGCTATCAAATCCCTATGAGTCTTGACCCATTCGATTGCCCTGTCGAGAAATGGTTTTAATATTGGCAGAAGTTGTGAGCCGATTGCGTTCTTGACTCCCTGAATCGCATAGTGCATGCGCACAAGCCCGTCGTTGAATTCATCAGCGGCTTCACCTGTTTCATTGGTGATAAGTCCATATGACGCAGCTTCTTTCTTTAATTCCTGAAGGCGGTTGTAGCCCTCTTTCACCATGTTCACCATGACCATGCCGCCGCGTCCGAAGAATGTGGTTGCCAATGCAGCACGCTCTGATGCATCAGTTGTCTGGTCAAGCGCTTTCATGAACAGGTCAAGAGCTTCTGCATTGTCTCGGGTGGCAAGAACCTGCTTCAGAAATCCTGGAGCATGTTTTCGTAAATCCTCATAGAGTTTGCCTGAATGGAGTCGTGCCTGCCCCATGAGTTTCGACATTATCTCGACGTTGTGGTTGAAATCCTCCTGTGGGACACCGAGCATGTGCGCTGCGAACTGATACTGTTGTATCGCTTCAGTTGTCATGCCGAGACGGAAAGAGAGTTCTCTTAATGCATCTGCGCCCTCTGTCCATTGCTTAAAACCTTCCCACAGTTTATGAGCACCAATTGCAGCAGCAGCGCCAATGATGAGATTTTTTGTTTGCGTTAAACGGGAGCCGAGTTCTCCAATACCGCGAGTTGCCTCTCTGCCGAAACGAGCGACCCTTTCACCGATGTGAGCGAGAGGTGAAGTGATTTTATCAATCGCCTGTATGAGAACACTTATTGAAAACTGTGCCGCCATTCCATTACCTTTCAGGTGTATATTCAGCTCCATGGTGATCACGGATTCCGCTGCATCGTGATCATGATTCCGCTTCATG